CGCGCTCACACCGTCCCAAGTGCAAAAAGTTAGCAATCCATAGAACCGCAGATCAACAGATGGTAGTCCCAGATCTGTCCCACCTGCACACACCGATGACACGGCGGCCGCAGTCCCTTGCGACCAAGTAACTACCGTGATCAGTACCCCGCCCACTTGCGAACCGGCGTTGTGACAGTAACGGCTACTCCAGGCGGCTGGAGAGAGTAATCATCTGGTACAAGTAGGTTTACATGCCATCCAGGAAGATCTGGAGCTTGTGAGATCACATTACCTTGCTCACCCAGAGTTACATCGCCATGTATCACACCAATTACGTCAATGTATGCTGACTCACTATACATCACGCCATTTTCATCTAACTTGAATCCGTTATTGGTAAGGATTAACTCAGCTTGCTCTTTATTATCGAACCTTAAATATAACGTTTTCATTGTATCGCCTTCATCTGCTCATCGGTTAGCGCCTTATGCCATATTCTGACATTACGGATGTGTCCCGTCTGAAAAGATATAGCTATTCCCTTTATATCATACGTCCTTTGTAGCTTACGTAGTTCTCCATTAAGCATAACTACAGACTCGTCGCCACGAACACTTAAGACAATAGTGTTACTCTGCTTTATCTTATCTTTTGAAAATCCATGACGAGCGCCAGACCACAACGTTACAGATTTATCTGGTTCAATCGTAGCTCTTAACTGCTCTTTAGTTGGCTGGAATTTATCAACTGATATAGAAAAAATTGACGGTGTTGATGAATTGTTTGTCTTTATTATGTCGCTATTAAATGCGATCGTAATATCCTTGTTAACGCCGGGAATATTTGGCGACTTTTCAATATAACAAATATCTCCAGATTTTGTGATCTGCGAGCCATACGTTGCGACGTATGAAGTCATTGAGTCGCCTTCTTCTAGTTGCACTCCCCATATTTGAATGTGCTGAGATCGAGTATTTGAATATAATCGAAGTACATTATCACCTTCATAAAATGATTGAGTAAAAAAATATCGATTCCATCCAGAATTCGGCGGAATCTTTAAAATATCGCCATACACATTCCCGCTACCAATCCTAATTAAAAACCGATATTCATCATTAGTAATATTCCTTGCCCAAAAACTAAGTGTGTACTTAGCCCCAACCTTAAGAGATGCGATATATCTATTTATCCCATCTCCTACAAAAAATGCGTCTAATGCCTCATTTGTACCGTCTGGCGCAGAGACATAAGAATATTCATTCCCTGTAGGGTTTGGTGTTGACCATGCATTTAGATTACCCTTAAAGCTACTATGCTCTACAAGATTATTACTCTGCCCCTCGACTAACAAACCATCAGTTTCAAATCTTGGCTCATTAACACTTGCTGTTTTTATGTTATTAGCCTTATTAATATAGCTTGCCGTACTAGCGCGAGTAAATGTTACCATCTTGGCAACAACAATATCTCCTACCTTTACCTCGTCTCCATATCCGGTAAGCATCTGCAATGAATCATTAAGCGGGATCCACACATCAGGAAGCGGCACTGATGCCATACTGATAGCATCCGTCACGGTTGAGAGACCAGTGATCTGGCTGGCGCGATCTGCCGATGCAGCTGCGGAACGCGCGCTAGCCTCTGCCGCTAGCTTACTCTTTTCAACCTCCGCTACCTGCGAGGCTACCTTGTCCACCATGGCCTCAAAGTGCTTGATGGCATCAGGACGTAGGTCATCGTCCTGCGGCAAGCCAAGGAAGTAGTTTAGCGTTCCATTGGGCGAGTCTTTGTATATCTGAATATCCCCGACATACTCAGGGGGAAAGCCATCTACACCTAGCGTTACCTTATACTTACCAGGCTCAACGGACATGGAGTAATCTCCCGCCGCACTGGGTGTCTGTGAGGCCGTTGTATGTGCGATTACCGTTGTGCTCGTCGAGATAGATTTTAGCGTGATTTTGCAGTTCTTGATCGGCTCGCCGATGCCATTAATTAGCTTTCCGCTAATAGTAGCCATTTATAAACCTCACGATTTAAGTGATAAGTTAATCAACTTATTTGAATACCAGCGGTTGATTTTTTCATGATAAGAACAAGAAGATCGCTAATTTTTGTCCTTGGCTTATAGTTATTGATTGCTCGTGACGATACAATAAACTCCAGTTTTATTGGTCCTTTGCCAGCCGGCATGTCAATTACAGATGTAAAAATACCTGGCGTTTTATCAGCTTCATAATTAAATACAACTGAACCATTACGTTTCACTGTCAACTTACACCAAGCATAATAACTACCATCTATGGATTCAGCACCACTAAATAAAATTGATGGGATAACAATCTGCCGATCAAAAGCTTGGTCATCGTCTACTCTTACAGTTAACGTCCCCGCCGGGTATCCATCCCAAAGAGGAAAGGCCTTGCCGACAGATTTAACGATATCACCCTCTATCTGGTTAGCAGACAGCTTCCCATTGATCCGGCAGTTTTCCTCTATAGTCACATTAGACATAGCCCCAGAGGTCGCGCTGATTTTTCCTGAGATATCAGCGTTTCTTACAGTGAGCTTTCCTTCTGGCGTCACAGAGAACGTGGGCGGATTTCCTGACGATGTAATCGATGCCGCGTATAGACGCTTCAGCAATACATCATTCATGATGAGCTGGTTACCATAGCCGACGAGCATTGGCGTAGTGTTGCCGTTTGCCGGATCGATAAACTCAATGCGGTTTGCGGCCACCAGGAATTGGCTTAGCTTACCCTCCGGGGTGTCCTCCATGCTGAGGCCAAGACCTGCGACATAATGCTTGCCGTCTTTGGTCTGCTCAATCTTAACCCCCCACATCGCGTTCCACTTGTTGTTTGCATCCGTCCACTCTTTCTCAAACTGTGTCAGGCGGCTGGCGTTGTCCGTTGTCAGGTCAACTTTTTCGAGTAGCTCTTTCCCCAAGTAGCTCTCAGTTATCTTTCCTTTAAAAAAGTCGAGATAGCCATTCGCGTCGTTGCTTACCTGGCCAACGGCTTCCACAAAGTTAGACTTGCCTACCTGGTTAACGCTGCGCACATAGAAATAATAATCTGTGCCAAGCTTCATCAAGCGATCTTTCACCCAGTAACTTGAAATGCCAAGCTTAAGCGCAGTTGACTCGATCAATCGATAATCTGTAATACGTTTTTCAGAGAACCAAAACTCATACTGCACATCTTGCCTGTAATAACTCAGGCGTGGAGTAATCGTGATCTGGAAGTATCCCGGTGTTAGCTCAATAAATGCAGGTGCATCAGGAACTGAGATATTAAAATTAACCGAAGAGGGATCGCCTTTCTGTCCAAATTGGTTGATGGCCCTTACCGATAGCGTGTACGCCCCCTGCGGGAGTGAGGAGAGGCGATACTCCATATCACTGGTCACCTGCGAACCAACAACGCGATCTGCCCGATTCAGCTTTAACTCAAACCGCACCCCACTAACAACTCGCGGAGTATCCCAGCGCGCGATGGCTTGATACTGGCCATCATCAGGGGTAATTTCCACATCCAAATGCTCTACCGCTGGCGGGATAGAAGAGCTACCTGACCCCGGCTTAGGATCAAAGCTGGCCCCATTATCAACGACGTTTTCCTTTTCAGGAACATGCTGGATAGCCACGATGCTATATGTTCCGTCGCGATTATCCTTAATGGATACACAGCGATAGAGTCGCTGACGTAACGAAGGGAGTGATAGTGACCACACGCCAAGAGTTTTAATCCCTGATGGCAGGCTCTTTAGTACCAATACATCAGGCGCCAACTGACTCTCTACCTCTAAACGCAGAGGGCGGCCATCTGTACCAATAACACTCACGGTCACCTTGCCCGCGGGTAACGTTACACTCCGATCTAACGTGATACTACGACCAGCCTCATCGATATTCAGCAGGCGACCACCAATCTGGTTGGCGGCATAGTCATTATCAGCGACCTCGATCACATCACCCGGCAAGTGCTTCAGCCCGTCGGCACCAACCTTGAAAGACACCGTCTGCACTTCAAGTTTTTCTGTTGTCAGAATCCACAAACCATGTCGATATGCCTGGCCCCTGCTTGTGCAGCAAAACGCATCGATCTCTAGCTGATTTAATCCATTGGCCGCGATCGACAAATCATCTGATACATACTCAAAATCCTCTTTCCACCCGTTGTCAGGGTTAACCCAACGGACGAGAACCGCATTATGTCTGGATGATTTAGGGCTAAAGGTGTAGGAGAATTTGCCATCAACCACATTGGCATTGGTATAGGGCCAGACGCAATCGGCGGGGCGATCTTGGATGAAGGTAAGCAGTTGGCCGTTCCAGACGGGCATACAACGCATGATGGAGCAAAAATCACTAATCACCTCGTAGGCAGAGCGGCGCGTTGTGATATAGCCATTACAGCGCATACGCGGCTCTTTACCACCATAGCCATTGGGAACCAATGCATCCGCATACTGCCCTATCGTGTACAGCGCCCACTTATCAACGATGACCGATCCGATTTTTTTACCCAGGCCATAGCGGGGATGGGTTAGAACATCGTAAAGACACCAGGCAGGGTTATCCGTCCACCCCGGTTTAAATGATCCATCCCATATGCCGCTGTACGTTCTGGCCAACGGATCGTAATTCGATGGAATCTGAACTATACGGCCACGGATGTGGTAATTTCGGCTTGGGATCTCACTACCGTATTGTTCACTGTCAAATGTCAGCCCAACAACAGCCGTGTTAGGGTACTGCTGCTGTACATCAATGATCTCAGTGTAACTGGCCCACAGCGTTTTGTTTTGAAGCATGTCGCTATTGCTGTTTGGCGTGCTCCTGACCATGCGAATATCAAACGGGCGCGGAGGGAGATTATCGACGACTAAAGCGTTCAGGTACTGCGTCGTAGTCTTGCCAGAGATCGTTACCCTTCGCTCGGTAACCCATCGGCCACCCCGCATAATCTGGATCTGCAAATCAACGGATGTCCCGACACGATCACCATTATCCTGAGCCTGAACCAAGGACTGCACACCAAACGTAAAGCGCAGGCGGTCAATGTTTGTAGAGGTAATGGTACGGGTCAGCGGTGCGCCGTTTTTAATTTCGGCGTTTACCGGCACTTCCGTTCCCGACCCCTCAAACCCCTTCAGTGCCGGCTGCTCGTTCTCACCCGCTACCCATTGCAGGCTCATGCCATTCACGTTGCTATCGCCATTGCTATCGATAGCAGGCGTCATCTTCAGCAAGACGCTTTGTAGCCCATTTACAGGGCCTTCTATTGGGCCTTCCCCAATAGCATCAATGATGGAAACTTTCTGCTTTGATTTCAGGTTGTCGGGTTGCTCATAGGGCGTATGTTGTTCGCCACCACCTTTTCCCATGATCTATGCTCCAGAAACAAAAAAGCCACCCGAAGGTGGCTTATTGAATAGCGCGAAAATTATAACTTCTGACCAACCTTGCCGAGATCAACATCAGTATCGCCATTGCCATCCCACACACTGACAGACTGCGATATGACCCGAGAACCCGTCAGAATCTCACCGTAGGGGATAGGCATGACATTACCTTGTGATACAGCGTTATCCAGGTTAGAGAAGTAGCTGTTTCCCTTGCCGTTATCGGTCTGCGACGACTTTGGTGTCCTGGGCGTTGGCGTCAGCATCTGAGCAACACCCCCCAGCATCATCCCGATACCGGCAGCAGTAAGAGCAGAGCTAATCCCTGTCCAAGACGTCAATACACCGACAGTAGTCAGTACGGCGCCAGCGATGAACTGGAAGATCCCTCCTTTCGCTGCGCCCTCCATACGCGGAACGATATGCACAATCGCCCCGGGGGGCAGTGGCTCATGCAAGCGCTGCATCACTTTATCTGGTGCCACATCATGACCTGCAATACGTACCTGATACCACCCGTTGCGTAAGTGCTGGCGTAAACCGTTAACCTGCACTAGCAAGGCGTGGATCCCCTCAGCTGCCGTCATGACCTGTAATGGAATTCTGCGGCCAAATCGTTGTAGATCCCCGTGAAGGAGGAAGGTTGCCATGCCGTGTGTCGCCACAGACTGTGCATGCGTCGTTGCCATGATCCGGTTAACTCCTCTCGCTTGCTGAGTTGGTTAGGAAGGTGATGAAGGATAGTCTGCCCACCACAATAAATAGCAGCATGGTTGGCGACAGAGCAGCCATAACAGAACAGCATAATGTCACCTGGCTGGGGTGTACCTTTGACCTGCCTGAATCCTGTAGCAGCCATATTATCTAAGTAGAGGTTTTCCCCATGTCGCCACCAGTCATCCTTCCGGCTAAAGTCGGGCATAGCGATCCCAGCCAAGTGATAGGCGTCTTGGAATAAGGTGTAACAGTCCATCACCCCATGCGTAAACCGCCGCCCTAGCAACGGCGGAACGCAGCGGAATCTCTGGATTGAACCGTCACAGACCAACCACCAAGGCAAAGCACTTTGTACTTGGAGTAACCGATCTGCAGAGCTTAAATGCGGGGGACCATCCGGGTGGCTATGCACCAGCGCGATAACATCGCCTTTGGTCTGTGCCACCAAGAAATCCTCAGGGGTCATACGGAAATACTGTGTAGGCTCAATCGAGCTATTCTCAACAGGTAGGAAAATATCACCTCGTTGTGTGCGTACCACATAACCACACGCCTCTGCTGGCGCGCATCGGCTGGCATACGCGATCATCTCATCAACGATCATACCCTCCTCCAATAAAAAACCCGCCAACGCGGGTTTTGATAATCCAGAATGGGCAGCGATGGATGTTCTTAAAACAGGTTTTTTAAATCAACCCCATATACTGCAACCCAAGCTTCTCTAGGCCAAGACTTCACGGTTCCAAAACGCGGATCTTCAACCTCTCGTGGCGTTACTCCGTTTTCCCGGCACCACTTCCGAAGTGGTTGCCATTTGAACTTCTGGCCGATCTTTTTCTCAACCGGGATGATGGCGGCATATTTTTTACTCTCCCCTATACGCTCTGCCAGCTTGTTCTTAGCCCGTACTGCAGCAGACGCTGTTGTCATTGCCGTAATCTCTCGCTTCTCGGAGATCCAGCATTTCTCTTTGACAGCTTTATCACGTTGCTGCTCTAACCTACGATTCTCCTTAACCTTATTAAGAAGGTCCTCCAAGGCTTGTTCATAACTCAGAGGGAGGGCACTCACACCTTTGGGATGGAAATAAGAATCTTCCAGCTTCTCGAAGAACTCCCAGGCTTCATCGGTATCAACGATCTTCGACATCCGTGCAGCCCCCTTCTCAGTCCAAAGAGTGAGCGATCTGGCACGTTTACCAACAGAGTAACCATCATTTACTCTGTTCTTAAATTCCCTTAGTTCTAAACCAGTTAGAGTGAAGTAATGGGTGCCATTAATAAATCGAGCTTTATTGTTAGCCAGATTATTACGAATGTTAACTTCATCCGTACCGTACCCCCGAGCCAAAGTCTCTGTGGTTACCACTCGAACACCGGCCCATTCAATAACCTCTAGCTGAGAGCACTGGACATCGATCTTACTATTTGCTACATTGTCAATAGAAGTTTGCATAAAGTTCTCCGTTATGCGATTACTATGATGGCCGCCAGCTCCACACTGGCGGTTTTTCTTTACCCGAAATACTTAGTTAACCCTCCTTATCCTTTCCATATCCATTGGAATCCTACTGAATCCTGATGGTTCAAACCCCATGGTTCGACAGATCCCTGTAGCCATCGAGTTCATGTCGTTTCCCTTGCCGAAAAACTCAATCCCACCACCAAAAATATTGTCGCGGATCGTAACTGTTACGAGATAACGACTAGGAGGAGAAATCTCTGTTCGCTCTACACCTTCACGATCAAGGATATCCAATACCCAGCGACGAAACTTTTTAGCAACATTAGTACGAGCAAACATGGCAATCAGATGAGCGCCGCGCAGGGAGAAAACGCGCACCTTTTTGCGGTAATTCCCTGAGGTACTCACCTCGAGTACCTGAGTCATTCCGCTGGTAAACTCATCTGCATATTTGTTGTAGATCATCGTGACCGCACGGCTGTTTGAATACTCAAGCGCTTTTGCCAGATCGGAGGAGGTTAGCCATACACCAGTGATGTTTGATACTGGAACAAGTGCTTTGCCTTGGAAGTTCAGATCTGATCTTGCTACAATATCCATGTTGGTTTCCTTGCATACGGTTACTGACACAGAAACCCCGTTAGTGTTCACGCACTGCGGGGTTTCGCCGTTTCTAAGCTTCATTCACTCGCCTTCCCTTTACCCGATTCATCCTTTCTGTCAGTAATTTCAATAACTCACCATTAAGAGAGCGTGAGTTTTTTTCCGCTTGCTCCTCATACCACTTCCGCACATCTCTTGGCATGCGCAATGGATATGGCGTGATCCTTTCAGTCTTTTGATTCATTTTGACTCCTTGTTTTAGCTAAACAAAATGATAGAACATCACAATAATGGATCTAATGGACTCACTTGTCAATGTGCCAAAGCGTAAATACAATGTCTTTACATGAGTCAAATGGAGTCATTTAAATGTCACGAATTGCGCCATACCCCTTACGGATGGCTCCTGATACTAGGGAGTACCTAGAGAAAGAAGCAGAGAAGGCTAAGAGAAGCCTTCAGCAAGAAATTCTTTACAGGATTGATAAGTTTAGACAGCTAGAAAAACTTCTGGCCTCCTCTTCTTCTGACGGCGAGGACATGTACATGCAAGTGGCAAACGCTCTACGCATGGAAAGAGTCGCCGAGGAACGAGGAAAAGAAATTGATGGCTTAAAGGCCAAGCTCGACGACATGATGCGATCAGCAAATTTATCGGAAACAGACCGTTTTATGGCGATCGGAACCAATGCCGTAATCATGGAAAAAGCGATACAAAAAATAATCAAATCAATTCCAAGACAATACTTAGAAAGTGATTCTGACCCCAAAAAGCCCACGTGAGTGGGCTTACCGCGATAGCTTACTGATCGACAGGAATCCACCGAAGCGCCCCATGTTATTGCGCAGCTCACACGATTTACGGCACTTCCCACACTTATCCTTGAGCGGATCGCTAGTCGGTTTATCAAACTCATCGGCCACGGCCGCCCCTCGGTAACCACACTCATCAGAGCGATATACCCATGAGCAAACGTCCGCTAGCATTGTCCGGCCAGGGAACTGAGCGCCATCAGTCTCGGTCGGTATAGATAACGTGAACACGGCCCCATCACCGGTTAACTCCGACAGCTGCTGAACCTCGTAGCGAGATACAACCTCCTCGGTGGGATCGGCAGTAGGATTCCCCTGCACAAAGTTCTCTGCATCTAAAAAGCAGGAATAGACCTGTCGCCGCACTACCCTGGCGCCAGCCAGACCATCATAGTCCTCGGCGAGCCCAGTAATTAAGCCAAACAGGTTAGATAGCTTCATCGTTGGGCGGTTACCTGGCCCCTTACCATTGAACTCGAATCCATCGCCGCCGGCAGGGTACGGCTCATACTTACGCCCCTGCCAGATAATGGCCTCTCCATGCTCATTGACGCCATCATGAAAAAAGAAGCGCGTGCCGCCCAACGTGGTGAGATCGATCTCCCACAAATCGAGTTGCGGGTTTTGCGCAGACTCGCCCACCTGAAGCAGCGTACCACGAGGGATATCTTGCATATGGACTCCTTACGCCATCACCTGATCGAACTTGCAGGACACATCAACATAGTTGTTGTAAACCTGCTCGGACCATTCACGACAGACCACGCGGATCGGGACGTGCCGCTGTGGCGAACGCCACAAGAACGCCTTTACCGCGCCTTGACGCCGGAAGAACGCTTCGATTTCCCGAAACTCATCATGGCTAACGCGGAATACCGGAGAATAGCTCTCCAGGATATGGTTAATGCCAGATGGACGCCGTTGCTCGTAGCCATCGCCAAACTTAACCGTCGTAACGCTGGGTTTAATGGAAACGCCCATAGCTGGGCGTGGAGACCAGTGGAAAGTATCCATATTCATTTATCTCAATAGAAAAAACCCGCCGAGCGGCGGGTCAGTTTTTAACTATGGCTTAACTCTATATCCATCATCAGTGCAAATAGGGTATGAGATAGGATCGTCAGATAATCCGCCTTGCGCCCATACTATCTTCCCTAAATTATCCTTCCTTACATCCATGATGATTACTTGATTGCCAACATACCCACCATATGAATTTTTTGAATTAACCCAGGCACAATATGTCTCACCACCCTTATAATCCTGCCAAGTATATTTGGCGCTGTAAGGATCTTTCAGTCTAGAATTAACAACATCCATAATGACTTGTTTTTCTGATTGTGCTAATTCCCTTGCCATGACCGATGTCGAAGCTAGCGCCGACACACTACACAGGGCTAACAATATTAATTTTCTCATAACGTCTCCTATCTGTGTTGTGGCCGAATACTGGCACAATCCAGGCGAAAACGCTAAGACCGACTCCGTACGAACTGATCCAGATCGCCACCATCACGCATGGCATCTTGTAGTTGAGCCTCAACAGTACCGATCACAAACCGCTTAACCTCCGCAGTGAATGCCGGCTGCTGTACGTTTCCTAAATCACTCTGACTTTTATGCACAGATATAGGAACGGTCACATGCAGAGAAATCGGCGCTCTCGGTGCTGCCGTTGACGATGCTGGCGTTGGCACGGAGCCTCCGCCAACCAAACCACCTTCAGCATAACCTTTCCCATAAGTCAGCTGACTGAGGAAGCTCAACATCCCTGGTTGTTTTACCACCTCTTGTGGGACAACCCACTCACCACGGTGTACTACACCAGCAACATCATACTTACCGCCATCACCGGTATAACCGCCGCTCGACCACCCCATGAAATCCGTGCCAATTTTAACCAAATTGAACACAGCCATCTTGGTCATCATCGCAGCAATATCAGATAGGACCGACGTTGCGAATGAGCGGAAGTCCCCCTTCCCTTTCACGACAAAATTTGCAACCGCATCCCCCATGGAGTTCATCGTATTCATTGCCGCATCCTGAGCCAAACTAAAGGAGTTTCCAGCAACATCCTGCCAGTCTTTTATCCCCTTTTTCATGCCTTCATAGCCATCGGCTTCAATCATGACTTTTTTATCGTTACTAGCCTGAACTATGGCTATTTGCTCAAGCTCAGCAACTCGTAGTTGCTCGACTCGTTTTTGGTATTGTTTGGAACTCTTATTAGCATATAAATCATCCAGCTGTTCTCTTCGCTTTCGAAAGTCATCCTGAATTCGTTGCATTTCGATCATCTGGTCATACGCAGCTGGAGTCATGCTCATCTGCGCGATTTTATTATTATGCTCCTGCTGTAACTGGCGGGTTGATTCAGCGACATCACGCATCTGCTCTTGAGCTTTCAGCGCGATCTGGTGCTGCTGCGCGGCTTTCTCCAGACTGACATTGATCTGCAGCTGGGCACGCAGTTGAGCCTCAGCATTCAGCAAACTCTTCTGACTAGCCGTCAGTATCCGCTTACTCTTCAGCTCTGCCATTTCCTGATTAAAGGCCAGCAGCTTTTTCTCCGCCGCCGTCAGATCTTCGGTCGTGGCATTCTGCTGACGCAGCACCACTTCCTGCTGCTTCAACTCAGCCAGCCGGCGGGTGGCCTCATCATCCTTGTAGGCCGGTGCCTTTTTCTGACGCTCGCTATACATCTTATCGACGCCTTTCAGCGCCTGCGCATACTCATCAGCCGTCATCTTTCCGGCTTTATAGCGCTCAGTGATAGCGTCGGTGATCTTGAGCGCCTCCGCCTTTTTGTCCGCCCCCGCTTTCATGACGGCGGCGATCTGGCTTTCGGTTCTCAGGGTTTCTAATGCCTGCTGTTGCTCATTCTTGAGCGTCCGCGTCCGCTCCTCTGCTGCTGCCTTATCATCGGCAGCAGATGACGATGCCGCCTTAATCTGCGGGATCTGAGCGGCCAATAGCCCAAACTCCCCCATTGCAACGTTGGCGCCGCGCCAGCCCAACGCTAGTCGCTGAAGCGACTCGGTCTGTTCGTCGGTCAGACGCTTCTGCTCTGCCAGATTACGCTTAGCCGCCTCGGCCGCTTCCTTTTGAGCGAGATCACCAGCCGCGACCTTCTCCCCGCGACGCTCCAGTGCAGCGATCTGCTGGATGATAGTTTCATTTAACACCACACCCTGCTGCGTCAACTGCTCCATGGCACGTAGCGGATCGTCGCGTAATGCACTCAACTGGCTAACCAACTCATCAGCGCTACCGCCGGCTTCGTCAATCTGCCTGGCCAAATCGGCAACCTCAGTCAACGCACTACCGGAAAACCCGGCAGATACGGCCGCCTGAACCCCCTTCACGGCACTCTCTGTTCCGCCAAGCTGGGTTGTTAATCGGCGAAGATCCGAGACCGTCATGACCGACTGCATGCCGCTTTTCATCAGCGCAGCATTAAACTTTTGCGTCTCCATTTCGGCAGAGCTATACGCCGAATACAGCATCGTGACCGCCGCCGAGGCCGCCATGATTCCGATACCAATAGGGCCGCCCAGCAAAGACATCGCCCCACGCAGCATACCAGCGCTACTGGCTGCCATTCGCTGACTAAAAGACAGCTCCTGATTGGCTGCAGATAACTGATCTGTTGCCGCTGCCAAGTTTTTCTTTGCCGTGGCTTCAGTGGCGTCCAACTCCACCATCTGTAAATTAGCCGCAACCAGCTTTTTCTTAGCGTTAGCCTCCGCAAGATTAGCCTCAGCGATCACCCGGGCATTTTGCTCGTGCTCCTTCTCATACGTGAGCAGGATTCCATATTCCTTGTTTACCTGAGCCTGGTTCGCCAAATACTCATCCAGCGCGAAAGCCTGCTCACGCTGAGCATTGGCCGCGTCGATCGTTTTACGCGCGATATCCGCCTGAGCCTGTGCTTGTTCCCGGGTTGCCTTTATCCCACTAAGGACCCCCTGCGCATGCTCGGCCTGTGCAGTCATCGCCTCAAAAAACGCGACCTTTTGCTGCTGTAATCCACCGGTGCTTCGATCTATCGCAGTAGTCAGGCCAGTCCCCAACGCTGGGATTAATGCCGATGTTATGGTGCTGCCGGCTACCGTTCCGCCGGACACCACGTTAGCCAAAACATCACGCAGGCGATCAAACCCAACGATGTTCTCCTGGGTTCGACGAGACAGGAGCTGGAAATCAGCGTCTGCTTTTTTAGCCCCTGTCCCGATATCCTCAAATGCCCTCTTTGTTTTTTGGGCTTCAGATTGGGCCTTTCGGTTGAATTGCTGAGCACCTGAATCCGCTGAACGCATAGCGTCAGAGAACTGGGATTTAAAGCTGGCCGCATTCAGGTGCAATGCAACCGCCAGTGATGCGACATCACCCATAACCAATCACCCGCAAACATTGAGAAAAATCATCAGGATCGTACTCCGCTGCCGGATACGACGGGACGGCATCGACTGGTGGCACTGACTCTCTGAGAGCATCCTGCTTTAATCCCCTATACGCCTGCCAATGCAGCAAGAGGTCAGCAGGAAGATCCAGTAACTTTCTAGGGTCGCTCTCGCCAAGGCTGTCGGCCAGTTCAAACACATCCCACAGCCAGGGCGAGTCCATCAGTTTTTTTTCGCTTCCTCCAGCGTCCCATAGCTATGACGCTGTACGTCGGTCACGGCCTGCAAAATATCGGCCTGCGCCTGGCAATTGAGAATTTGCGTTGCCGTAGGGAGATCTTTCGGGCTGGGCTTACTGCCATCGGGGTTTACCAGCGCAGCGAGAAACAACTTGATCCCGATCTCAGCGAGCACCTGGGCGTTACCTTTCTCTGCATCGATACTACGGTTGTACTCCATCAACTCCATGGCCGTCAGGCGTCGGATAGTCACCTGCTGGCCAAATGCTTTGATCGTGACGGGAGAGTTATTAGGTTTTAACAAAAGCTCTTTGTAAGACATTGTTTTTCCTTACGCTGATTTGCGAGACCAGGAGACGCTGTTTTGCTTGGCGTAGACTTCAACCTGCAATACTTTGCCTTTCGGCGTATCGACTGACTGCATACTCCAGCCACTCAATGCCAACTCCTGAGTAGCAATGCGCTTATTGGGAAATTCGATGAACATCAATACAGTCTGCTTCGCCTCTGCAGCCGTAATAAATGCTTCCTGATTGATGTCATCAGGGGCATCCAGGAAAACGAAGGTCTTATCTTCAGCCTCACCCATGTCCTGCATAAACTTGGGCTCGGTATCGATCAGGCGAGTGACCTCAACATAGGTCCCCTTTTTCCCCGTCGTACCGATTGACATGGCATTTTGCAGTAGTTTCCCTGCAGCCATTAAGGTTCCCAAAGCCCCATACGATACGCGGGTTCCCGCAGGGAGCATGGCGAACTCTGACGGGCTACGAATTTCATCGGTCATAGCGATTTCTCTCTGTTAAAAATGCTGCAAGCGCAGCGGGTAGAATTAACGGCCTTCAAGGGCATAGCGCAGTTCGACAGCCAGTACTCGCAACACCTTTTGTCGGTTGTAATCGAGTGCCGGACGGATAAACGGCTTAGCCACCTGCTTACGAGTACCAAACTCCTGGGCCAATGCTTTCATATGGTGGGATTTACTGGGGCCTACTCTCAAAGTAACTACCGTGGCATAACGTTCATCGCGCATGCGGTTAGTGCTACGAATACGGATGCTGTCTCGCATATGCTCGCCATGATTCTCAGGATCAAATCCAGAATGCTGGCGCATATCCGTTTCAACGATGGCTAAAGCCTCACGCCCCGCATCTCGCAGTACTTTTACCCCGACTTTCTCCCCAACCTCAGTAAGTAGGCGATCGAAGTCCTTCCCTTGCGGGAATGTGATGGATATATCCATGGGTTACTCCGAGAAGGTGATCAGATAATCACGACGACGGCTATATACAATAGAGCCGTTGTTCGAGATCTCTTGTCCGTCCTGTAATCCGGCACGCTCAATAAACTGGACGTCGTACCCCTCCAGGGGGCTATGTACAATCCCTTGCCATACCGCCCAGACGTCACGGTCCATGGTGACTAACTGGGTAAACTGATCGACGACATAGAACGTTACTTGAAACCGCCCCTCGACCAGGCGGGTACGCACCAACCCAGTCTCTATGGCAGGGTCTGATATACGTTGGTAGGTAATCCCGGTCATCACATCAGGAGGCAAAAGCAATGGGTAAACAGCCATCCCCGTGATGCGCTCCAGTGAGGTTTTAATGGCTAATTCGATCATTGCGGGTACAGGCCTCCGCAGTAATAACCAGTCGATCCGGCTGCGTTCTGTCCATCGCTCTAACGGTGAACACCAGGTCGCCCAGTACGATTTGCCAATCCTGTTGCACATCAGTGCGCGGACGTAGCGTGAATTGATAGGTTTCTACAACTTGCGGCTGATCCAGTAGACGAATTTTTCTGTTAGAAATGGGCTCAGCCTTTGCCCATGCTTTACCGACAGCGACTACCTGATCCGGAAGAGGCTCTCCCAATGAGCCTCGCTGCTTCACGAGATATTGCAGAGCAATGCGTTTATTCAGCTCGCCAGCCCGTAATCCGCTCATACCCCATAGACCCGATACGGTTGCAGTAACGCCTCCACGGCAAACGGAACGCTCACTGCATTGCTGCCATCAGTGGTCACTGGCTCACGGTTAGCATACCAATGCGCGATAAGAAATAAGGCCGCCGTCTTGATGTCATCAGTCAACATGAGCCCATACTCACCGGCATCCGCAGCATTCTGATCGTTAACCTCACGCAGTTTGCAACCAGTAAAATTCTCAACATATCGAAGGGCGGCAACTGTATAGGTTTGTAGCAACACGTCATCATCGGAAAAATCAGGCTCTATCCGGCAATGCTGCTTTACCAGTGGCAGATCGAGCATATTCCCCCCTTATTTTTTACCCTTTTTTGTCGTGGAGGTTGGCTCCGGTTGCTCCGGTTGCTCCGGTTG